ATATGTATCAATTTCTTTGTATCTCTCTTTATTTTGCTCATCTAGTCTTTTTCTATAGTCTAAATAGCTTTCGCATTTGCCGTGGCAAGCTACTTCTCTAAACTTGCACCCTCTGCATGGTACATCCATAGTTTCCTCGCCCATTGATTAAATTTACTATTCACCTTGTAAGCGTTTCTTTTTATTCTTGCAGCTAGTAATTTATCAGAAGGAATTATCACGTATCCCCAACGTGGTATGAATATTCTTTTCCCTTCCTTTGTTCTGCACTTTACGATATGATCATGTGCTTTACACACATTTCTGTATCTATCATTCATGTTCATATCCCTCTAATTTATTGCCCACTATTTTTACCTTGCCATTATTTACAATGAAGGCTATGTCAAAATCTAGTGCTCTATTTTTAACAATTGTTTTACATCGCCATTGATATTTATCAAGGCTATAATATACTTCTGCTATTAATGGAGTATCCTGTATTGATTTACAATCAAACTTTATAATGTCGTTTTCGTATATTCGCTTTCCAGTACAATCTTTCGCCTCACTACCTCTGCATAACGTTCCATCCTCAATTGGTATCCATGAGTAGCTATCATTTTGTACTGCTAATAATCTAATTTGTGAGTAGCTTTGCTTGATTTCATCACTACTTACCCACTCTGTTTTATTTGTTCCTAATCTAAGGCCTTTATATATGATTGGTTTCATGTTGCCTCCTCGTTTCTACTTGTAGGAAAGGGCGGATATACCGCCCACCCTGTTTTATTTGCTCACCGCATCAAGTCTTGCCGTTAATTCTGCAATTTGTGCTTTCATACTTTCAATTTCACCTTGTTTAGATTGTGGTTCATATTCGCTATGTTTACCAAATTTGAAAGATGCGCTTACACTGTACATGTTTTCACTTCCGAATGTACCTGCAATTCCTAGTAGTACTTTTTCATTTGGTCTGTAGTACAAACCTAATGCTACTGCATTGGCATTGTTGTAATGGCCATATGCAATAGATGCGCTGAATTTATCATCTTTGTTAAATTCCATAGGATGTAGTCCAGCTAATGCAGCCGCACCTGCACCTACTTTATTTACTCGGCCATCTAATCGGCTAATGCCTTCTTTTAAATTTGTTAAGGCATTATGTGTTTGATTTTCTAGTACATCAATACGTTGTTCATGATTTGTTAGCATGCGATCATGTGCTTGAATGGTCTCCGCATTTTGTGCAATTCGTTGTGTATTGTTTTTGATTGCATCCTTATGATTAGCTAATGTGTTATGTACTGCAGTATTGAATTGTTCTTGTGCATCTAATGCGTTATCAATGTCTGTTCGCATTGTGTTGATTGCATTATATGCAGCATGGAGTTGTGAACCATTCACCGCATCAGTTGAAGATGCATCTACTCGTCCTGCAGCAACGTTCTGAATTTGTCGAACATAATGTTTTACACTGCCATATCCTGCACGGTCTTTACTGCCAATGCTTACTACTGATGTTGCATCTGTACCAGCGAATACATATGTTGTGTTATTAACCATTGCTTGCAATTGATTTACTGCATCATCTGTTACGCTATTAGTTCCTAGCGCAACGCTATTTGGTTTGTCTGCAATCGTATTATTACCAATTGCCGTTGTATCGTATCCTGTGGCTTGGCCATGTGTACCAATCACTGTAGCACCTTGGCCACTTGTTTTAGAGTTTACCCCTACCACAATTTGTTCTTGTTCACTGCCAGTTACATTGTTGTATCCCATAATTAGTGATTGCCCTGCTGTTACACTTTGATTATTCGCACCAATTACTGTTGTATTATCTCCGCTAACTGCATTACTTCTACCAATTACTACACTTGATACGCCCCCTGCGTATGTACCATTACCAATGGCAATGGCATCGTATGCGGATGTTCTTGCTTGCGAACCAATCGCATACGTATATTCAGTTAGTGCCTCGGCGTGGCTACCGAATGCGAATGTATTCCGTCCTTCTGCTTTGGAGTTATTCCCCCCTGCAAAAGAATTCGTCCCATTTACAGTGTTATTTTCGCCAATAGCTAATGCGTTATTTGCGTTTACAACATTTTGATAGCCAAACACCGCCGCACTATTAGCAGTTGCCACATTATCTGTGCCACCTACTAAATTATTTGTACCGCTTGCATATACACCATTTACTACTGCACTTAATACCATTACCGCTAACATCATTTTCTTATTCATCTTATTTACCTCGTTTCGTACTAATACCTTCTCTTTCACAAAAGCCTTTTAATGTCATTCTTTCAAAACCCATTTTTCTTGCTACTTCTGAAAAAGATAATCCTTCGTTTATTAATTCTTTTAGCTTATCTACATCCACTCTTCCTTTTATCTTCTTTCTGTCAGATAAGCCAAAATGCTCTTTTAATGCATCTTTTATTTCCATGTCTGTATATATTGTTAGCCCTAACACTAACCAATTCATACAATTCTTTGGAATACCTACTGTTGATGTGTTTTGCATAACTTCTCCTAGAACGGAATCTTTTCTTCCTCTCCGTATCCATCAAAATTACTTTGACTTTCATTTTGTTTAAGTCCATATGTAAGATTTTGTGCCACTACTTCTGTTACGTAGCGTTTCTCGCCTTTTTTATCTTCATAGGATCTAGAACGTAACTCACCTGCTACGGCTACGAAATCACCTTTTCTTAATCCGCTATAAACTTCCGCATCAACCCAACATACAATGTTGTGGTACTGGGTTGTTTCTTGCTCTTTTATATATTTATTTGTTGCCATTCTAAATGTAAGTACTGGCTTTCCTGTTTTCGTGTATCTTAATTCCGCATCAGCTACTACATTACCGCTTAGGAATACTTGATTTATATTTAGCAATTTGCTTTTCCTCCCATTTTCTACATTCACTACTAATTACGCATAGAGAAACTATTGCCATTCCTAGCACTATCCCTATGACAATTCCTATTCCTAGTAATTCCACTCTTTACCTCCTCAATTTTTATCAATCTATAGAACCTGTAAGGATACCCTTCCTCTGATACATCCTCTACTACGCTATCTGTTTCTACGTAGTACCCATTTGGTGGCTGTATATAATCTCTCCACTCACTTGGTTTTAGGATTTCTGTTTTTACTTTTGGTTTTTCAAGGTTCTTACTGCTATTCCATCTACGTTTGAAAGTTGTATCTTTTTCCGAATAACATGCACTTCGTTTTTCTTTGATAAAGTATCTTGCCAATTTAACTGCATCTTCTGCTCGCCCTTGATACAACATCAACTTATGCATGCCATGTGGCCAAAGTTCATTGATTTCATCTGAATACAATTCCTCATTATTGATGATCATGTGGAAGTGGATTCTAGATTTCCCTTCCGCCACGTAAATGTATTTCAACTCTTTATCCATTTTTTTATATCTACGTTTGAGCCGTCTTATAAAATTCTGAATATCTTTTTTTGCATCATCCCATGTTGCTGGCTGTTCTTTATATGTGAGTGTTAGATAACAATCATTTGTATTGAAATTGTTATCAATCAACATACGTAACATTGACTCTGCTTGCTTTTCATTCTGCTTTTTCTGTGATTCTGGTGTGATGCATTTCTTTTTAACACGTTTGCCATTCCGTCTATATGTCCTAGAGGTATGATAATCCAGCACCTCTATCATATTTTTAGATATGACTTTTCTGCGTTTCCTCATCGTAATGTATCCTCATGGTCGATTTGTTAATATGTTATATCTAGTTAATTAGGAAACACCGACTTTATCGGTATTTCCTAGTATTAGCACGCCATGTATGATATAATTACGTTAGGATTTGTGCGTAATTTACGTGCTAGATTAGGGCTCTTTTTCTAGGGCCCTTTTCTTTTTCCTTTGGATAATTGCAATGCATGTCTCCTTGACTGACTTCTAAATACTGACATGCATCGCAATGTTCCATATGAATAGATCCTTTAGCCTTCCTACAGTAATGTATGTAGTGATGGCTTTTTTTATTGCCTGTATCACTACAGATTGCACAATATGGTTTACTCATGTAATTCACTCCATATGTATCGCCTTACTGATTCCATTGTTGCTAAGTGCCCTTCTCGTATTGGCCCATTCCCTGTGATACGGATATTCCATCCATCCTGTTTTTGATTTAGGAATATTACTCTTCCGTTGCCTAGAATGGTGAAATTTAACAATTGATGTTGGCGGTTATAAGTAAGATTTTTAATTTTTTCTCTTAACTCATTAACCTCTGTCTCATTGAACTTTAGGTATCTTCCTAGCAGCGTAAGCCCTCTTTCTTTTGTATTCATGTTTCATCACCCCCTTTAATGTGCTTAACAGGAATATGATTGCCCCTGTTAGTATCATCATTAAAACGTTTAATAATATATTCCAGCCATGTAGAAACTCTATGCCTCCACATAGTCCTAGAATCATTACCCATAACACTAACTGAATGTTGGTGATAATGTCTAGCTTTGTTCTCATTGTTATGCCCCCTTTAACCACTTCATATTCTGGCCCTTCATCCAGGCCTCGAATTTATCTACATGAACCAGCGTTTGTTGTGGTCCTAATTGTAGGCATATATCATTAAACTTTCCTTCATTGCGGATCATATCTACTCTTCTGTAGATATACATTCTGCTGCGCCCCCATATCTTAGCTAATGTGCTAATAGGCACATACTTTGGTTGAACACTTTCCATGACTACTCCTTACCTATCTTTCTTTGTCAGATAAATACACTACATCCACTTGAATTCCTAATTCTTCTAAAACTATTAGTGCATCTTCTAGTTCTCTCTTAGCAACAGATGTTCTCTCATAAGCATCTTTGAATTTATCCCCACACATGTTCTTTATTGGCCCTTGTATTTCAATCGTTAACATGAATAATCGTCCTTTCTATTTCATCTTTCTTTTATAGTTGCTATAATCACCTTGAAAGGAGGTGATTATATGGATATGCATAAGAAAATCATTGCATTTGCTGTTTCTTTAGAAACTGATGTATTAAATGGCAATCGACTTATATTACTTACCAATGCTGGTCTATTGTCTGCTCTTCCTGTATATAGTGATGAATCTGATATTCAATCTAAACTACTCTATCAATGCTTAAAAAGTACAGAAAAAGCACTTAATGAAAATTATGTTCCAAACTCTGAAAGACATCTGTTGTTTGATGAAAATTCATTACTACTAAAGGATGTTAAATTAATTTCATCTCAATCAGTCCAAGAAATTGGTTCATTGCTTTTAGATACTTCATCAGTAATCGCTATTTCCATTGGCACTTGCCTAAAAGCTCAATAATTTTCTTTTCATCTAAATTGCCATGTGTGCTAATCGTTACACGTGGCAATTTATTTTTTGTTACTAGCTTATTAAGTCTTTTAAGTTTTTTAATTGCACAGTCTAATTCAGTTGTATCTACTTTGATTTTTACTGTGTATTCTTTTACACTATTGATATTTCTTTGCTCTCCCTCTACTGACTTATTTTCCACATGTATTTGTAATGGTGTTTTCATTTATTCCTCCTTTATATCCCTTTCTTATTTGTTGATGAAGATGAACCCATTACGGTTCTTTCTGTAACGGTAACTTTGAAAGATAAGTAGCTTCATACTCTAATACAGTAGAAACATTAAGAAGTATTTCATTTGCCCCTGCATATGTAAGTCCTTCTTTTTGTTTTAATAAGGAAATTATTTTCATTACAATTGGAGCTTTATATGCCGCTTTCACTTGATATAGTTGAGCGCTATTCATTGGTTGTCTTAAATCTTTCATTTGGTTTCACCTCTTCTAACTTGTCGCATGTTATGCGACTACATTGGTAAAAAAAATATCATTAATATCTTCATACGTTAATGATAGTGCTTTAGAAATTTTTTCTACATCCTTTACAGTAAAATTTTCCCCAGATTTATTGAGTTTTCTGTAAACTGTAGATTTATCAATACCAATGATATTAGCTAATTCAATAATAGAAATATCTTTTTCCACTAACTTCGCTTTTAGCTTTCTAATGTTTACCATTTCTATTCCCCTCCTTTTTTATTTGTCGCTTATATGCGACTTCCTTTAACTAGATATTACCCCATTGAAAATTGCATGTCAACAACTTATTTCGCATTATATGCGAATTTATGTTTTGTTTAAAAATATTTGTTGCATTTTTGCGAATTGTATTGTATTATGTAATCAAATAGAAAGTGAGGTTTTCATATGAGAATCGGAGAACGTATTAAACAACGTAGATTAGAACTAGGTTATACTGCAGATGCATTAGCTAAGTTGTTAAACAAAAATAGAGCCACTATATATAGATATGAAAATGGTGATATTGAAAATATGCCAATTGATGTGCTTGAACCTTTGGCCAAAGCATTAAATACTACACCAGCATATCTAATGGGTTGGCAAGAACCGCATCAACAAAATGAATCTATTATATCTGACCAAGCGGAAGGTTACTATGTAGATCCTGAAACCGCTGAATTTGCGGAATATCTACGTACACGCCCAGAGGCTCGTTTATTATTCTCCGCATCACGTGGCATTTCCAAAGAAGATATGGAAAAGGCCGTTGAATATATTGAACTTTTAAAGTTAAAACATAATAAATATGTTCTTCAAGACAACTCAGCAATAAATAAATTACAGAATTTTGAGGAAAAAATAATATCCGAAATTGTTCGAGTTAATAAAATATAGTCTTACTTCTAAAAATTGTGTTCAGGCAATGCAAAATAAAGCTTCGGCAGTACAAAATTAAGCAATAACACATTAAAATAATTAAGCAATAGTAAAATTATGAATAGATTTCATATTTAAACCGAAAAATTCAAGAATTATTTCTTCATTTTTGAGAATATTTCCAAAAATGATGTCCTAAAAAGGAATTAGCTGAGTACGGCTATGGTGATAAAGAAATCGCACAAGGCAAAGCCCTGTACGATACGGCCGCCCAGATGTATGAAACCAACAAGCGCTAGACCTCCGAGGAAGCTCTCGCCTATAATGAGTTTTCCAAAAAGCTCTAAGTCTTCGAAAACGTTTACGTTACCGACCGCAAGAAAGCTAAAATCATTTACAAAGAGGAACCTAAAATCCTTATTGCCCTCCACATCAAGGGCGTAGCGCCTTTGCGTACCAACAGGCTCCTTGAAGACATCGAAGCGTTTTACAAAGAGTTCAAAGCCAAACCTGATTTGCTTACCCCGCTCAACAAACTTAAAATCACTGATGAGCATATCGAAACCCCGCTCACCACCCTTGCCAATGTGAAGCAAGCCAAAGCCGCTTACATCCTCGAAAAAGGCGAAAGTCAGCAGGCTACTAAGGACAAAGACACCGCTTTTGCCGCTTTCGAGAAGTGGGTACGCGAGTTTTACGCCATCGCTAAAATTGCTTTGGAAGACAAACCCTAACCTTTAGAGCGTATCGGTAAGTTTGTAAGGAGTTAGAGGAGATTTTGTTTAATAAAGTAACTAAAAATATTTGGAAAAGATGAATACTAACATTATCAATCAATTAGAAAACTTTTTGTATAAGGCAGGTGAGGCTGTGCAACGTGTATTATTTGTTGCAGACGTCAAAAATCCAATTTATGAAGATAGTCAAGAGGTATTACAGTTAGCTCAAAAACAAATCGTAGCACCTTTAGGAGCTATGCCTAACGAAGAAGTATACGCTTTCATTGGCGTACATTCCAAAAGTGTACTTTCAGGGAAAAGAGATAGTGTAGGCTTTGTCATAACCAATTTTAGAGTCCTCACTCAAACAGATGTTTCTGTAATAAGTACCCCTAAAAAAGCTAATAGTCATCTCTTTACCAACAAGGATAACCCTGATGACCTTGCTAGTGAGTTATGGCAAAATTTCATCACGAAAGTAGATGAAACGATTCCCAAGGAGTATGCTGCTATGTTAGAAATTCCTTTGAAAACGGTACTTACCATTGTTCTACTTCAATTGAAAACAGAAGGGCAATTGCCTGATGAGATTAAAAAAGCCACAGACCTTAAAGGGAGAATCAAACAATTAGGGATAGAAGACCAATTGAAATTCTATGCAGAAAATGAAAAGAAATATAAGAAGTTTGCTAACAAACATAAGATAGAAGGCATTCTGTTAGGAAGTTTAGCAGCTCCTCTCTTGTTTGGGGGGCTTTATGGCTTTGTACTTACCAACGAGGGCTTAATAAGTAGGGACTTGATGGAAGAAGCTGTAAGAAGTAGTTGGCAAGAGATCAAAGAACACCCTGCACAGAAGAGCCAAGAAGATGATGCCTTTACCATAGGTGATAAAAAGCACTTTATCCCTGCACATCAAAAGGAATATCTAGAGCCTTTTTTAACGCTTATCAATGAAATAGCACAAGGAGAAGTCTCCTTAAACTCATAGATTAATCATATAGCAAATGAAAATCATAGGAATCAGCATACGCACTACCAATCAGAACGGACAGGCGATGCAAGACATCGGGAACCTTTGGCAACGCTTTTTTAGCGAGCAACTTTTGGCAAAAATACCCAATAAGGTAAGCGATGCTATTTACAGCATCTACACCGATTACCAGAAGGACTATACCGAGCCTTACACTTGTATGATGGGAGTGGAAGTTACCACGCTCAGTACGATTCCCGACGGCTTAGAGGGCAGGGAATTCCCTCAGCAAACCTTTCAAAAGTTTGTAGCCAAGGGCGTGATTCCTCAGGCAGTAGGGGCGATGTGGCAATATATTTGGGATCATGACGCCACACTCAATCGCACTTACGTATATGACTATGAGCGCTACACCGAGAAGTCTCAGCAAGGAGATGCTTCTGAAGTGGATATTTTTATAGGCGTAAAAGAGAACAAGTAACCCCAATTCCTATGATGAAGTCTATATAGGTAGCCATTTTGGAGCAGGGAGACTGATTTATTTTAAAGATTATCCTTTATTATTAGCTGTTCTATTTGGTATTACGGTATTCTTGCCGCCTATAAGTGTTGTTATGGTACTATTCTTTCGCAACCTTTTGTTTCCGCAATCGCTGGCAATTATTAGGCGAACAAAACTCTATATTTGATATAATAATCTTAG